GGTATCTTCTTTGATAACACGAAGGTGCTTAAGACCGATGTTACCAACCATACCTGATTCTAATAATGCTCCCATTTTTAAATATTTGGTTTTTTTTATTTATTATTTTATTTTTTTCATCAAATCTTTCATTCTTGCTAAATTGAGGTGCTTCGTAAACTTTTGATTCAGAAAGTACTTCACTAGAAGAACTTGAAGGAGTAGATGAGATTTTTTCCGCAACAGATTCAGTAACTGGTTTTTTAGTACTTAATTCTGCATTGATTGAGTTATAAAGATTTTTAGATTCTGTTATAGTAGAAATTGAATCAAATCTTTTTAAAATATTCAATTTTTCGCTTTTAGTTGTTGAATGTTCTGTAAACAGTCTAGTTGCATAAGCTAAATTTGCATTGAAAACAGCAACTTCATTAAGTTTTTCTTTAAATAAAACTAATGCTTTTTTATATTCAGCATTTTGCTTCTTTAAGTTTTGAACTTCTTCGTTGATTGCTTTCTTTTGTGCTGCAGATTCATTTGTAGTTTTCTTAGCACCGGCTGCAAACATTTTTTTAGTAGGCAAGCCAGCTCTATCACCACCATGTGCATTCCACTTAGTGTGAGCAGCTTCGTCAACTTCAACCTCTTCTTCAGGTAATTCAAGATCATCAGGAGTTCCAGAAACTTCGTAAACTTCTTCGTCTCCCATCTCATCATCCATACCGTCTAATTCGATTTCGTAAATTGCTTCGTCAGACATTTCTTCTTCTTCTGCAACTTCTTCATCACCAGATAAATTGATTTCTTCTTCTCCTTCGTTCCAGTCTTCTGCAACGTCTTCAGAAGAAAGATCTTCTTCATCTAGTTTAATGATGTACTCATCTTCTTCATCTTTCAATGAGATGTTACCACCATCTTTTTTAACGATAATACCATCTTCATCTGACATTGCTTTGAATACTTTCAAAACTTCTTCATCTGAAGCGTTGGTCATGTCTAACATGTCATCGTCCATTGATGGTTCTTCAGCATCATCAAATGTTGGGAAATCGTCTTCAGCTTCTGTTTCAGAATCTTCATCTTCTGCTTCTTCGTCTTCCCCATCGATGTCTTTAGATGGTTCGTCATTTATTGAGGCCATGTCATCATTTTCTTCCGCATCATCATCAGATTCTGCGTCAGACATATCATCTGTCTCCTCTTCTTTAGAAGGTTGTTCTGCAACTTCCTCCTCTTCTTCCATGCTTTCTTTAAGCAAATCGTTTAGTTCTTGCTTCATTACTGAAGAAAGTATACCTTTTGCATTTTGCTTTACTGCTTCTTCAAGTGTATTAACTTGAAGTAACGCTTGTTCTAAAATGGATTTTTCGCTCATTTATTTGTTTGATTTACTATATAAATATGTGGATTATTAAAAAAAACCTATTTTCTGATATTATAAAAAGGAAATAATTACTCTTTATCCCTTATCTTGAAAGAAAAGAATCAAATTTATTCATCAATGTTTTCATTTTATCTTCAACAACGGGTTTTTCTTCTATATTTTCATTGTATTTGTCTTTATCAGCAATATCCTGAAATACATACGCACCAGGAGTAGATGGAGATGAAACTAAATCAAAGCATACTAATTCAAAATCATCTTGAACAATATTTTGACCTTTGATTTGTTTTAATGATCCAACACCTCTAGATGAAATACCTAGTGTGACACCATTCATAATTAACATTGCTGCTTGATCACCTTTACAACTAACAACACCCATTTTTCTCCATCCTGGAGAAGTTAAGATTTTGATTTTACCCATTAAGGTTTTACCATCCCACCAAGTTTCGGTAATTGTATGTGATACTCTATCTAGATCGATAAGAGAAGATGAAGGGTGGTTTAATTCATTTAACGCAGACCCCTTCTTTATAATTTGTTGATATTTTTCGTTTTCCCTTTTTAATAGAACTTCAGGGTATATTCTACCGTTTTTGTTTGGTGTATCAAACTTTTGTAAAACGGCATACAGAATAAGGTCTTCAGAGAAGTCCATATTCTTCATTTCTGTGATTACATCTTTATTGTCATTAGGAGAAACATGACCAGCGTCATATTCAATTAAAATCCCCCTACCTATTTCATTTGGTCCCAGTACTTTCATTTATAACAGTTATATTGTATAAATACTGGGACTTATGAATCAAATCTTAGTTTTATTGAAATTATATAACGTTTTGTCTGTCAAACACGTATCAATAGCACTATGTAAAAATTTTTTTAATAAATTTTTTATTTCGGACGATCTAACATCAAAAAAATTGTCAACAAATAAAGTGATCTCTAAATTCATAAAAGACCTTTTATTCATTTTAATTCCCTTTGTCCTAATATCTAAGTCAACTATACTTTCTTTTTTAAAATAGTCTCCTAAGTTATACGTTCGTATATGTTCTTTTATTAGCTTTCTGGTTTTAAGAATTGTTCTATCAAAATCCAATTCCTCGTTTTGAGGTTCAACCCAAGCGTTCATCTTTATGTATATGGTTTTTAAATTTTTAAAATCTACGGTACCATATCCAACCTTTACTTCTTTATAATCCCCTAAAGGGATATATTTTCCACTTTTCATTAATTTTTTTCATTCATTATTGTATTTTATGGTGATAATTACTAAAAATAAATAAAAAATGTTAATATTCCAAAAAATATTATATATATTTATACATTATGATCATTATAAACATTTCAAAGGAAAAAAACATCGAATCTGCGTTAAGAACGTATAAAGCAAAAGTTCAAAAAACTAAGCAAATTCAAAAATTGAGAGAAAGACAGGAATTTGTGAAACCTTCTGTGATCAGAAGAAAAGAGGTATTGAAAGCGATATATCTTGAGCAGAAAAAAAATGGTCTAGATTAATCCAGACCATTTTGTAACTCTTTTAAACGATAGTAATTATACTTCGTTGGACTCATACTGTCCATTTCTTTCTTAACATCCGTTAATTTATCTTTAAATGAATTATCGGTAGATTCGGATAATAAGGTATTAACTTTATTATATAAACTTTCTTTAATTTCACTTACTTTACTTTTAACATCTTCATCATGAAAGAGATATGATATTTTTTAAAGTTTCTTTTTGTTCATCATTTAATGATGACTCATACAATACATTGAAATTATTTGCCAATACGGCGTGTAATAAATTTTCATTAACAGTGTAAGTTTCTGCTGATTTTTCTTGTACCTGTTTTTTGGTTGTCAAATGCTCAACTAATTTTTTCTTAGCAATTACCTTTTTTTCAATATTAGTTAAATTATCTTCTTCTAATAGTTGGTCAATTGAATCATATAACTCGTTTTCATCTATTTGTGTGTCATAAACCGACATATTAATAACCTCGCAAAAACTATTAATCTTTGATGCTTTTTGTTTTAATATTGAACTTAGTTCTTCAACATATAATTTTGCAGTTTCTTTATCTTCAAAATATTTGTTTTCAATTTCTTCATAAAACAAATACATTTCTTTAAAGTCTTTGTTTTTCTTTATTACTTTAAAAAGGTTCTTACTGTTTTGCTTTAATGTATTTTCAGCATAAGCCTCAGTAAGCTTTTTAAGTATTTTTGATTTTATTTTACCAAAGTTGTTCATTTTTAATCGTTTAAGATATCTTTTAATTTATTTTCTATTTCATAAATATTCTTCTGTGCCTTTTCAAGATTGAATAAGTCACCAATTTCATCACTTTCACCTAACATTCCCAATAATTTACTCTTTTTGCTTTCACTTAATGGTTCTGCTGCGTCTGCTGGTTCTGCTGATGGTGTTGATGCTGGTCCACCCATGTCCATTCCTCCAGCTTCACCCTCCGCTCCCTGTGCCATCATTTTTTCTCTTTCTTCTTCCGGTATACCATATTTAGAATCAACTTCATCAAATACCCCAGAACGCTTAATAACTAATTGTGAGTTTGTTAACTCAAATCCCATTGCTCTCTCAAGACGTTGTTGTTGTAAATCAAGCAATACTTCATTATCACTGAAACCAAGAATATTCTTTTTAGCCCAAGTATGTGATACTGGCAATATACCAACCTGTGATTGATCTGATGTTGCGTCTTTATATAAAGTTATTTTTTCTTTCCATTGCTCAATACGTAATAAATCAGATTGTGCAGATGGGTTTGTTAAACCTAATGTAAAGTTGTTTAATTCATCATCTAAACCTAACATGTGTAGGTGTATCAGAGCGATTTTATTTAACTCTTGAATTAAAGACTTTTGAATTCTATTAATTGTTCTTGCAAAACGAATATCCATTAACGCAAGATTTTTACCATCACCAACAACTTCTTCGAAACCTAAAAATGCTTTAGGAATACGAAGTGCCGCTAATAATTATCTTTTGAATATATTCAATATCCGCAATCTCACCTAAATTTTGCGCACCAGCTAATGTTTCAATTGGACTTGGTGCCGCCGGATCACGAACAGGTATAAAATAATCTTGGTCTACTGCCATTTGATTATATCTCATATCTACTTGTCCGTTTCTAGAATCAACAATTTGATCTCTTTTAAATTTATTTGCAACACGTTGTACATATGGTTCAATATCTTTATCATCCATGTTTCCAACAAATATTTTAAATACACGTCTTTCTGGTGCTCTTGATGTTCTATAAATCAACATAGCATCTTCTGCTAAAAGTAATTGTTTCCAAATTCTTCTGATTTTATCTAACATTGATGTACCATATGGTAATTTTCTATCGTCACCCAATAATCTAAAGTGTGCAATTTCCCATGCTTGGAATTCCATATCTCTATTCTTCCAAGTAAAACGTAATTCTTTTGTGTGTGTTTTAATGTCCGATGTTGTTTTATTCCCCGGAACACCTTGAGCACCTTCTAATCTATCAATTTCAATGTTAGGTAATTGATGACAACCAATTACACCTTTCTCCGGATCAATTTTTAAATACACAAAGTTATCACCATACTTACATAGGTTTCTAGCCCACATTTGTAAATTAGTATTCACATCTAATTGATTTTCAAATAGATCTATTAAAACACTTTTAACTCTGTTTGATTCAGAATAAACATTTAGTATATGACCCTTCTCGGACATTGTTGTTGATTCTTCTGCGTATATGTCTAAAGCAGCAGAAACCTCTGGAGTAAACTCCATAGATTCATAATCATAATATGCTGCTAATCTGTTTGGTTCATAATAAACCGATTGATTATATAGTGAGTTGTCTAACTTAGCCCACTTATCAAATAAAAACTGACTTTGTTGCGCTTGTAACTTGGCCTTCTCAAATTCAACCGGATCATCTGTCTTAAGTAATTCTTCTCTAGAAAAATTAAATGACGGAGGTGTTTGTTGTGATCTACCTTGCCACCCAAATATTTGGGTTAGTTTCTGAAATATTGTTAAATCTTGATTTGCCATATTGTATAAATACTTTCGTAATTAATCTAATTAAAAAATATGGATAAATCAACCTTTTTTTGTTCTACCACCAAATAGCCAAGAATGTTGAGCATACAATTCTTTGTTGGCATTTGTTGATGACCTAGCATAAGGTGAACCATCCATTTGCATTGAACCTATTTGATCGAAAGAAGTACCATATGAATAAAATTCTTTCCCAGCATCATATGTTCTTTCAGCCATAACCCAGGATTCTAACATGGCTTTATTGGCTGTTTCGTTTCTTTTTAATTGAGTAAATGATATATCACCAGCATATAATGCAATAGCCATACTCATAATTGCGTCATCATGAGCACCTTTCATATGATTTGGTTTACCATTTATGTAAACAAATGTGTTTAATTCGTTTAATAATCTGTTAGATCTTACAGTAAACCCGTGTCTTAATTCTTCTTCAAATGCAGATACAATTTGTGTTCGTTTGTTATTGAAGTTAATCCCTGGAATTTTTTCTAAAATCTTTGAATTATATTCCCACATGTTTTGTGTGTTAATACCATCAAAAAATAAATTCTTATAACCCATTTCTTGAAGTTTTCTAGATGTACCTACACCCATACCACCGGTAATATCAATAACAATAAAACAATTATATAATACCCCCCACTTGTATGCAATAGCTGCTAAATCATCAGGTGGGATTTTTCCAATGTATTCCATTACCTGACATCTTTCGTCAAAATTAATAATATTAATTGATGAAAAATCTTCACTATCACCTCTACTAACATCGACCCCCATAATATATCTACAGCCTTCTTTTGGTTCATCCCATAACCACAAATTCCCCTGCATGTATTTTTCTTTTGGTGTTCTGATCATTGTTTTAGCGATACGCTCCATTGTATCACCAGGAATTACACTATCTCCAGAACCCAAAAAGTCACACTCCAATTCCTGTGCGATTTTTCTTTTATCATATTTAAATTTCTTAGACATTGATTCAAACCAACTAGAATATGGTGTGTAACCTTCTTCCATTAATTTTTTATAATCATTTATGTCATATTCTCTTAAAACAACTTCGTCATCATTATATTGTTCTCTGTTTAACATGTAGTGAACAATATCGGGAACCTTTATCCAAACTAAATCTTTGGTATAACGAGGATCTTTAAACCATCTTAAATCAGTAATATGGAAATCATTAATATTACGTAATGCTTGGTCATATACACCATAGTAAATTGGGTCATAACCATTTGGTGTTGAAATCAATATAATTTTACCACCCGTTGACAAGGATGCCATAGATGCTGCCCAGAAGTCTTCTCCCGCTTCTATATAAGCTGCTTCGTCAAATATAAGTACTGTTGGTGTATAACCACGTAACGCATCCGCAGATGTTGCTACCGCTTTAACCTCACAACCATTATTTAGTCTAAATCTACTTTCAGAGTTTTTGTCCGCAGAAAAACCAACATTTAACCAATCTGGCCACTGTTCCAAAAAATGTCTAACCTTATTAGCCATCTCAATAGCGGTATCTCGCTTATTGGCAATAATCAAAACTCTTTCTGGGTTTTCTGGTTTAGCTAATTGTAATTTTTTAGAAAGCCATGCCGCAGTTACGGTTGTTACCCCGGCTTGACGATATTTTTTTGTGATGTTTTCATTATAATCTTCGTAATCTTGAATCAATTGTAATTGATCAGGAAATAGATCCATCGGAACATATTTCTTTTGTGTGTTGTCATATGTTTGAAGATATGTTCGTAACGCATAAGGAGTATCTTTCATAATCCTTGCGTATTCCATAAGTTGTTCTGCTCTTGAATTCATATATATAAATACAAAAAAAGTGGTCTTTTGACCACTTTATTAATCTTTTGGTTTATCTATTCCCATGTCTCTAAGGAAATCTAAAAAATCGTCATCATCTGTGTTTTCTGCTGTGTTACTTAATTCACTATTAAATTCTGACATAGCCACTTTATATTCATAATCTTGGATTTCTCCATTAATCATATCATATAATAACTTCATAAGACGTTTTCCATTATCGGTTCCCTTCAAAATTTCTTTCATAAAAACAAGAAACTCTTTTGCTGGTTTAGATACGATTTGTTTAAAAAATATTAATTGAATACCTTTTTTGTCATCATCTGTGATTGTTTCTTCAGGAAATGAATCTCTCATTATATCCCAAATTGCTGGCCCAAGTCTAAGATCCCAAATTTCTTTATTTAGGGTGTCTTCTTTGTCCATTACTTTTCTTGCAAGTTCTTTATCTTTTGGTAACCCATGTAACGCAGCAATAACTTCTAGAGTCCCCTTAATTAATTCATGAACTAATATTGGAAAATTAATTGCCGTTGCAACAACTCTTGGTGGATTTTCGTTAGGGAAAATCTTTTCTTTTCCTCCCGCCATAGGTGTTTCACCACCCCCAGATCCTAAACCTAGATTAGAGTTTCCAGATTGCCATAACATTGCTTCAGCAGATGCCATAACAGCACCATATAATGCAACAATTTCATTTGAACCGGTTATCTCTTGTAGTTTTCCGTTTACTAATTGATACATATAATGACCTCTAGCAGATGATCCGGCTAATATTGCATTGACCATTCTTCTTTTTGCTCTTTCTAAATTAAATGATTCAAGCTCATCATATAGTTCTTTCTCAATTTCAATCTCTTCCGGTTCCATTTCGTTAGGTGGTGTACTTCTAAACCCCTGTCTATTTGGTCTCTCTATTTTCACTTCGTAGTTAATGTCGCCATCTTCAACACCAAGTTCTTTCATAACAACTTCAATTGCTAATTGCTCTAATTCTCTTAGGTGTCTACTTTCAATTCTACTAATTTTACTTTGGGCTTCCATCATTGTATCAAATAAAGTACCTAAACTTTGTGGACCTTGACCCAATGGTAGACCCATATATTGTCTAACATTAGATACAATTTGTTGATATCTTTTTGACGCTAATTGCTCCTCAAAATTTGAATGTGGTTCATTAACGTCTTTTGGAAAATTTACTTTTTTAAACGGATGTTCTCTATTTGCCAAATCCCTCTCAATATCTTGATTGGGTCTATCTGGCGTATCAAATGTCATTGGCATTTCACTAAGGGTTTGTTTTACCCTCAATAATAACTCTTTTTTTGATATTTTCATAGTTAAAATTATTCCGCAGCCATAGACATTTTTGAAAGTCTATTTAATTTATTGGCTTTTCTTTTTGCTTTTGGATCAACATCTGGAACCGGTTCTTCATTTGGGTTTCTAAATGGAGATCTTCTAGGGTCGTCTTCTCTTTTAGGAGGTTTTTCTCTAGTTGGCGTGTCTGGAATAACTTCTGGTTGACTAGGTGCTTCTTCTGGTTTTGTGGAAGAAACAATTGAATCGTATGTCATAAACTCAGGAATACCATT